ATTCCTATATGAGCTTGATGAGACACTTGCTCACTACGATCTTCGGTCAGAAATCTCCCGTAAAATCGGGTATGCTTTGGCAGAAAAATATGACCGCTTGATCTTCCGTGCAATTGCTAAAGGCGCACGTCAGAAGTCAGCAGTTACTATGTCAGGTTTTGAAGAGCCAGGTGGAACTCAGATCCGTGTAGGAGATGCAGGCACACCTTCAAAGACTGAAGCTTACAGTGCAGCTGGACTAGTTAATGCATTCTATGATGCTGCAGCTGCAATGGATGAGAAAGGTATCAGTTCAGACGGACGCTGTGGTGTCTTGAACCCCAGGCAATACTATGAATTGATCCAACAGGTTGGAGATAATGGTCTCGTTAACCGTGACGCACAAGGTACTTCCCGTCAGAAAGGAAATGGCATTGTGGAGATCGCAGGGATTAAAATCTACAAATCTATGAACATCCCATTCCTAGGTAACTACGGTACTAAGTACGGTACTACTGGTGGAACTACAGATGCTAACGTTGCTGATCCAGGTAATACTGGTGATTTCGTAGGCGTTGCTGCTGAGGATGCACGGGCTAGTGTAACCGGCATCAACAACAACTATGGTAACTCAACAGACTTCACTAACTCTTGTGGACTTATCTTCCAGAAGGAAGCTGCAGGTGTAGTAGAAGCAATGGGACCACAAGTACAAGTTACTAGTGGTGACATTTCAGTTGTGTATCAAGGTGATGTAATCCTAGGCCGTTTGGCCTGTGGTGCGGACTTCTTGAACCCTGCTGCTGCTGTTGAACTCGTTGCTGGTGTAACTACTTCTTCTGGTGCTTATGGTGCCACTACTGTAGGAAACACTGCATTCGGTGATCAGTACCCAGCTAACACAGCTACAACTTAAAGTAGTCTATCTACTTATATTCACGGGGAGCTTCGGCTCCCTTTTTTTTAATTTTAATTATGCCTTTTCCTACCACTAACGCTACAGAAGAACTACCTGCTATTAATGAGATCCTGGCGTCAGTTGGTCAGGCTCCTGTAACTACCCTTGATCAAACCAACCCGGACGTTGCGATTGCATACAACACACTGCTTACAGTGTCACGGGAAGTGCAGGCAGAAGGTTGGACTTTTAATACAGAGTTCAATGTAAAAAAAACAACTGATGCAAATAAAGAATTCGTTATACCTAATAATTATCTACAGATTGATTTGTCCTACAACAGTACTAATTCTAGTAAGAATGTAGTAAGACGTAGGAAACCAGGAGAACCGAATACTAAACTGTATGATAAATATAATCACACATATGAGATAACATCAGAAGCATCAGGAGATATTGAATTAGATATTGTTTTTAATTATGATTGGATTGATCTACCTATTCCTATTCAAGATTATATTGTAGCTAAATCTGCTGCTCTTGTATCTAGTAGAATTGTAGGTGATTCTAATCAATATAAAATACTTCAACAGAAAGAATTTGAATCTAGAGCTAGAGCTTTAGAGTATGAATGTAATCAAGGTGACTACACCTACTTCGGCCATCCTGAAGGAGAGAACTATTACAACAGCTATCAACCTTACCAAGCACTTTATAGATAATGGCAGCAGTATCCCAATTAGTACCTACTTTTTTAGGTGGTACATCGAAACAAATAGACAGTAAAAAGAAACCAGGTCAGGTTAGAGAATGCATAAATGCTTACCCAGATCCTACCTTAGGATTAATTAAAAGACCTGGTACTAAATTCATCAAAACATTAGGAGACAATTCTTTAGTTGATGGTAAGTGGTTTTACATACATAGAGATGGTGACGAGGAATATATAGGCTGTATAAAGAAAGGTACGATAGGTTCTATACAGATTTGGAATGCTCTATCAGGTGAAGAATGTACAGTACATGATCACAGCTTTTATATTACAGTAAACGCTTTAAGCATAACTTACCCATTAAACGTTTCAGCAACAGATAATAACAATTATACAATTGCTGGGCAAGATAGAACTGGTGTCTCCATCAACGGTACAGATCCTGCTCTTACATTCTATACAGGAGATACAATCAACTTCACTTTATTAGCTAGTGCTGTTGGACATCCATTCTATATTAAAACTGCTGCTGGTGCTGGTACAGATAACCAAGTAACTAATGTTACAAATCAAGGTGCAAACACTGAAAATGCTGTTGTCTCTTGGACTCCTACTAGCCCTGGTACTTATTATTATCAGTGTGGTACACATGCTGATATGAGTGGCACTATTACAGTCACAGGTGAAGGTGTTACTAAAAGAAATGTAGCTACAACTGGTGGTACTGGTACTGGGATGACACTTAATATCATTGCAACAAATGGTTTAATTGTTGATGCTTATACATGTTCTCCTGGTACAGGTTATGCTGTCAATGATGTTTTAACAGTAGCCGCTGCTGATGCAGGTACTACAGCAGATTTAACTTTTAATATAGGAGCTATAAGTACGCATTATTTACAGGCGTCAGGTGGGGTAGATGATAATCCTAATATTAACTATCATGTGCTTTCAGTACAGGATACCACTATTATAACTAATAAAACTACATTAGTAACTCCTGTAGCAACTCCTACATATACTGCTAACACGAAAGCTACCATACGATTAAAGCAAGTTAGATATGGCTGTAGATATGATTTCAAAATAAATGGAACTCAATCAACAGCCTATACCACTTTAAGAGCTGATGACGATACTGGTAGTCAGGTACTGAATTCTGATTATATACTTGATCAAATAGTTACTAGGTTAGGCGCTATGTCAATAGCAGGGTTATCTTGGACTAAATTACCATCATCTATTGAACTATCATCTACCGCTGCATTCACTGTTGAAGCGATAGATGATCAGGGTGGTGCTAATATGGAAGCATTCTCAGAACAGGTTAATGTAGTATCAGATTTACCTAACCAAAGTCGTAACGGTAGGATTGTTAAAGTTGTAAATACAGATAAAGATAATGAACAAGCTTATTGGGCTAAGTTTTTTACTGAAGATAATAGTTTACATGGCCCCGGTTACTGGGAAGAAACTGTAGATCCAAAAGTATCTACTGGACTAACTAATTCTACAATGCCGCATGAGCTATTTAATACATCAAAGAATGTATTTGATTATAGAGGTATTGAATGGAAAGATAGGATAGTAGGAGATGAAGAAACAAACTCTCACCCTTCATTTGTTGATACTGATAGACCTACAACGATCCAACAATGCTTTCTATATAATACAAGATTAGGATTCCTAACTAGAGATAATGTATCGCTAAGTCAAGCACAAGATTATTATAACTTTTACTATACTACAGCTGTAACTTCTTTAGCATCAGATCCTATTGACCTAAGCTGTTCAAGCATTAGACCTGCATCATTGCATGGTGTGATACCTACTGCACAAGGTTTGATTCTATTTAGTAAGAATCAACAGTTCATGATGTTTGCACCAGAGGGCCCTCTTACACCTGCTACAGCAATCATACGTTCTATCGCTAACTATGAGATGGATACTAATATAGATCCTGTAGACGTTGGTACTAATATTAACTTTGTCAGTAAGACTCCTAGTTACTCACGTATCTTTGGTATGCAGACAAGGGGATATGAAGAGAGTCCGGTTATCCAAGATATTAGTAGAGCAGTTTCTCAGTGGATACCTGAAACAATTGATAATATATTCTCTAGTCCACAGAACTCACTAACTGGTGTTTTCAGTAAATCCTCGGATACTCTTTATCTATATAGGGTTTATAACGTAGGTAAAGAACAGTTAATGCAGGCATGGTTTGAGTGGAAACTACCAGGGAAAATACAACATGTTACAGTTGATAACGATACTATGTGGTTAGTCGTGTTAAATAATAACAAGATAATTCTACTAAAAGCTAGTGTAAGTAAATCTACAACAGAAGATGTTATCGTTACTAATGATGGATTACAAGTTAATCCACATATGGATATGTTTACTCCTGCAAGTTCAGTTAAGTATAAAGAGGTTACCGGAACTATAATCAGACCTCCTAGCTTCGCCGTACCAGGCTACACAACAGTACCTACATTAACAATATCACCACCAGCTGACCCTAACGGTGTAACTGCTACAGCTACTTGTAAAGTTATCGGTCAGAATGGAGTAACTGCTGCAGGTTATGATCAGGTTTTTGACGGTATATCTTACATAGATCCCCCTATCCGATCTTTAGTTGAAGTCACTATTACCAACCCAGGTAGTGGTTATACATCACCACCTAAAATTACAGTTGGAGTTCCGTGGGCAGCAAATACAGCATATGGTGAGAATGATCAGGTTCACTCAAATAATGGTTGGATAGTATTCCAATGTGTAACACCAGGAGGTGGTACATCTGGAACTACTGAACCATATTACCATGGGCAAACAGGTAGTGAGTTTTATAATTATCTCGCCCCCAGTGATCCTGGTGAAAACTCAGATGCAGCTGACCATTCTGATGGTACATTAACTTGGCGAGCTATGGGATTCTCTGCCTATATAGAGGCACAGATTGACGATTATAATGGATCAAGGTGTTATCTACCTTACGAAGATATCCCTGAACTTACACCTGTCATTGTTGTTAAAGGCTCAGGTGTAACTGAATCAGGTTTTACAATCACACCTGAAAGAAAGACAGACTCTGATGGTAATGAATATTTTGGAATACCTAAATTAAACTTCACACCTTCACCTTCAGATATCTACCTTGGATATCAGTATAATTATGATATCGAATTACCTAAGACATACTATAGATTAGATGAAGCTCTTGTAGATTATACAGCTAATCTAACAATAGCTAGAATGAAGTTTGCAGTAGGTTTATCTAGTGGTGTTGGGTTTAAACTTAAGAGTAATGGATTTAAAGGAGATTCTTTTGAATTTACAGGTACTGGTGCATCAACTACCGATACCAGTGGTACAGCTCATATCTTCAAGGTGCCATTCCTACTTAAAGAAGAGAATGGTGTTAGAGTTACTTTAGATGGTGCT